GAGCTGATCTTTTACCGCGAGGCGATGCTCTCTCCCCTGGCGGAGCAGATCAAGGAAAGCGACTACATCAGGTACACGGTCAGAAAAATGGAGGGCGGCCAGCGGTATTTGGTGGTGCATGACGGGTTCGAGGTGCTGGCGGCGATCATGCCGGTGCGGATTGTGACCGAAAAGTATCTGGCAGACCTGTCGGAGTTTCAGGCGCTATGCACCGAGCAGTTTTACCGCGAGCAGGCGCGGGGAGAGTTTGCGGCCCAGGAGACCGAGGAGCCGGATGCGGAGCAGATCGGGATGGAGGATGGAGAGGAGTGAACGGAGCGCTTTTGTCATCCAAGAAGATGGATTACTGCACACCAAAGGAGTTCTTTGCAGAACTGGACAAGGAATTTCATTTCGCATTGGACGCAGCGGCGACAGAAGCCAGTGCAAAGTGTGCAGCATTTTACACCCCGGAAAATGACGGGCTGACAAAGCCGTGGAATATTGCGGGGGGGGGCTGTGTTCTGTAATCCACCTTACGGACGAGAGATTGGGAAGTGGGTGCGAAAAGCATACGAGGAAGCGCAGAGCGGGGCCACCATTGTTCTGCTTATCCCGGCCAGAACGGACACCAGTTATTTTCACAACTACATACTGGGACACGCGGAAATCCGGTGGGTGCGAGGGCGGCTGCGGTTTGAGGATGAAGATGGGATGGTTTACCCACCTGCGCCATTCCCGTCCATGGTGGTGGTCTACAACAGAAAGAAAGCAGAACGGGATGGAGGTTACAACGGAAAATGAAAACTGAAACCGTGGAAGCTCGGGCGGTAAAGATTGCTGCGAAAATTATGCAGGCAGATGGACTTTGCCGTTACGATGATGTGGACAAGTGCCGCAGGGTATATGCGACTAAGGAAACCTGCGAGCGGTGCATCCATTCGTGGCTGCTGACCAAGGCGAAAGTGGAGCTAATCAGAGAGGGGAAAATGAAGCATGAATGTTGAAAGAGCGCGGGAAATTCTCGACCCGGAACATCGGGAGAACTACGACGGTATGGAGGCTGTAAATGAGGCTTGCCGGATGGGGCGGGATGCGCTGGGGAAACTGGTGCCGCTGCGCCCCTATCCTGACGGCGATAAAAGTATCATGGCCTGTCCCCGCTGCGGGAGCGGCGAATACCTGCACAATGAGGACGGGAATGAGCAGAACTTCTGCGGGCAGTGTGGGCAGGCTATCGAATGGAGATAAGCCATGAGGACTGAAAAAGTCGAGATGCGGCCTGTGCTGAAATATCCGGGGAGCAAGTGGAAGATGGCCGAGTGGATCATATCGCTTATGCCGCCGCACAAGAGCTACCTGGAACCGTTTTTTGGAAGTGGAGCAGTCTTTTTCAAAAAGGAGCCAAGCCGCATTGAAACCATCAACGATATGGACGGCGAGATCGTCAACCTGTTTCGATGCATCCGGGAAGAACCGGAGGAGTTGATGCGGTGTGTGACCATGACGCCATACAGCCGAGCGGAGTATGAACAGGCGTGGGGAAAATTTCGGTTCCGCGCTGGTGTTCCGAGCGTGGGGGTGGAAGCGGCCAGGATGACGCTGGTTCGCTATTGGCAGAGCCACGGGAGTACATCTGTTTACAAGGGCGGATGGAAAAACGACCGCGCAGGCAGAGAATACGCCTATGATATGCGCTACTGGAGACAGCTGCCGGAATGGATAGCAGCAGCGGCGACCAGGCTGAAAGATGCACAAATCGAACAGGCCCCGGCGGTGGATGTGATACGGCGTTTCCAACACCCGGAGGTGTTGATCTACGCAGACCCGCCCTATGTGATTTCCAAGCGAAAAGGACGACAGTATGTTGTGGACATGGTGGAGGACGCGGAGCATATCGAATTGCTGGAAGCGCTGAAAGACCATACAGGGCCGGTCATTCTATCCGGGTATGACAACGAACTGTACGACCGACACCTACAGGGGTGGATGAAGCTACATAAAAAGGCGTTGGCTGAGGGGGGTGGGAAAAGGACGGAAACTGTGTGGCTGAACTATGAACCACAGGTAACATTGATTGGAGATAAGCTATGACAAATAAGCAGACGAGGAGCGGAAAAAGCCAGCTCAATTTTCTTGACGAGATCATAGTGGACAACTTTGCGGGGGGCGGCGGGGCCTCCACAGGCATGGAACTGGCAACAGGGCGTCCGGTGGCAATCGCCATCAACCATGACCCTGATGCAATCCTAATGCACCGGACAAACCACCCCTACACGGAACACCTGCAAGCGAGCGTGTGGGATGTAGACCCGAGAGAGGTTTGCCGGGGCCGTCCGGTGGGGCTTGCGTGGTTCTCGCCGGATTGTAAGCACTTCTCCAAAGCCAAAGGCGCGGCGCTGGTAGACCGGAATATCCGGGGCCTTGCGTGGATTGTGCTGCGATGGGCCGGGACTGTCCGCCCGCGGGTGATTATCCTGGAAAATGTGGAGGAGTTCGTTACCTGGGGACCTGTACGAAAAGGAAAACCGGTGAAGAAAAAAGCCGGACAGACCTTTCAAAAATGGAAGCGGCAGCTTCTGGAGCTGGGGTATCAGGTTGAACACCGGGAGATCGTTGCGGCAGACCTGGGAGCGCCGACCACAAGAAAACGCTTTGTGCTGGTTGCTCGCTGCGACGGGCGGCCTATCGTGTGGCCGGAACGGACGCATGGGCCGAGAGACAGCGAGGAGGTACGAGATGGGCGGCTGATGCCATGGAAAAGCGCCGCGGAGATCATCGACTGGAGCGTACCTTGCTACTCTGTATTTGCCAGTAAGCGGGAGCTGAAAGAAAAATATGGTGTGAACGCCGTCCGGCCACTGGCGGATAACACCATGCGGCGGGTTATCCGGGGCGTGGACAAGTTTACCATCCGAAGCGGTCACCCGTTCATCGTGGAGTGCAACCACGAAAGTGGAACGGCAGCGAATATCATGAGCATTGGGCAGACCGGCGGCGGAGATCGCGTCAGAGATGCCAGAGACCCTGCGCCCACTGGGGTAACAAAACAAGAGGCGTGTGTTGTGGCGGCGAACATTATTCAGTACCACACGGAGCAGACGGAAAATGTTCGGGCGAATGGGCTGAGGATGCCGCTGCCGACGGTGGACGCCTCCAACCGGTACGGGCTGACCACGGCACAGCTTGTAGAATATTTCGGGAATGGGCAGCCGATTGATGTAAGAAAGCCGATGCACACGGTAACGAGCCACGACCGGGAGGCGATAGTCTGCGCCCACATCTGCAAGTATTACGGAGGCGTGATAGGGGCGGAAGCGCAAGAGCCGCTGCCGACGGTGACGGCGGTTGACCACAATGCGGTAGCGGCGGCCCATATTGTCGAGATCAAAGGGCGGGACATTGGGCAGGACGCAGATCGGCCACTGCGAACGATCACGGCATCTGCCGGGGAATTTGCAGACTGCCGGGCAGAGCTGATGGAGGCGGGAAGCCAAGACCTGATGCACTGGCCGGAAGTCCGCGACCTGCTCAACCGCCATTGTGGGTATGAGATGGCAGACGATGAAATCCTGCTGCTGGAGATCGGCGGAGGGCTTTACTTTATCGCGGACATCCTTCTGCGGATGCTGACGCCGCGGGAACTCTATAACGCCATGGGTTTTCCACCGGATTACATCATCGACCGGGATTACCTGGGCAACGAGTACGGGAAAACAAAGCAGGTGGCCCGGTGCGGGAACGCAGTATGCCCTCCCATGGCGATGGCCCTTGTACGGGCGAACCTGCCGGAGTGGTGTAGCCGGACGATCACGACCATGGAGGAGCTGGAAAAGGCTGTGACGGCATGACGAGAACTGCAACAATGGAGGCGATTTGATGGACTGCTATTACTGCAAGGCAAAGGAATACTGCATAGCTGCGGCGCAGCCAGGGTCAATGGTGTGCTTGGTGAACCGCATGAGGTATGGAGGCACACACGCGGACGATGCGCCACCCCGTCAGGACGGAGGCTTTTGCCAATACTGCGGTCAGCCGTTGCGAGAGATCGGGCGGGAACGGTTCTGCAACAATGTGAACTGTCGGAACCGGTATGTGAGCGTATGACGGGAGGCGGTTGTGGCATGAGCAAAAAGAATATGCGCCGTATCTCTATTCTGGTAACGGCACAGACGGCAAAGAACCTGGAACGGCTGGCGTCCATGTGCGGATACCGAGAAATCGGGATGGTGGTGGACAAGCTGACCAGAGAAAAAATGATCTCCCTGCATACGGACGCTCTGATGCCTGGGGAAAGAAAGGGGAAACAGATATGAGATACCGGTGTAACTGCCCGGAATATGAGGAGCGGCCCTGTGACAACCTGAACGAGGAATTGGAGTGCGAGGAGTGCCAGCATGGAAAGCCAGAGGAAAGCGAGGAACAGAAATGAATGAGAAAACAGTCTACGCCTGCGCAGACCAGGAGCATGACGCCTGGGTGTGCGGGAAGTGCGGATACATAGAGAACTTTGAGGCGGACGGCCCGGAGGAAAACGGGTGGCGCTTCTGCCCTGCCTGCGGGCGGGAAATCGTGATTGCGGATGAAACATCGGAGCTAACGGAAAAACAATGGGGCTGGATTTTGGGACGGTTCAGCCGTGCGGAGTAGACAAGGAGGCCGGGATATGGAAGGAAACGAGCTGTGTCCATTCGATAACGCCGACTGTATGTGCCAGTTTTGCGCGGAGCCGTGCAACAACGGGCTGAACTGCTGGGAGTGCAAAAGCAAAGGCGAACAGGTTCACAGCGTCTACCTCTGCACGGGGTTCAAAGGAGACCTGAACAGGTATTTTGAAAACTGGAAAGCGCACCAGACGGAGGGAGAAAATGAGCCGGAGAAAAGATAACCCATCCCGCTGGCAGGTATGGCCCAAAGAGAAAAAGACCAGGAAGCCAGCGGACAAGCGGGATACAGAGGAGCTGGTGCGGTGCAAAGAGTGCTGCCACCTGGAGATCACTGGCTGTTACGGGGAATGTGGCCGTGGCTACCTGGGCATTGTGCGCCCGGATGATTATTGTAGCCGGGGACGGCGACGAGAAAAAAGCACCTGACAATTCAGCGAGCGGCAGCGGTCGCGCCGGTGATCGGCGCGGCCTTGCCGGTTGAGAAAACTCCTGTGCCTGCCTGACGGCGGGCAAAAAATAAAGTCGGCGAGGGCCGACAATGGGCTGGTATATCAGCGTTAAGTTAAGGGACAGGCCACCGGGAGAGGTGGAAGCCCAGGAGGGACAGGCCAAAAGGCTGGCCGGACAGGAAAGAGAATGTTGTTGAGCGGAAGCAAGGCCCGCCCTTGCTTCCGGTAATCAGCGATCAGCACCAAGCGCAGGCTGGGTCAAGGGAAAGGGTGGAGATTTCCGGCAGGAAATACGACCCGGCCTTGACACAGACGGAGCGGGTGCTATGGGGAGGGGTGAGGTCGTGGGCCTGTATTACCGAGAACAAAAGCATATCTGCGGCAAGGACTACGACACAGCCCCATACATGGAGGTCGATCTATACCCTGTCTCAGCCAAGAAGCATAAGGCGTCACGCCGGGCAAAGAAAAAAGAAGCATCCTCTCTGGCAAAGCAGACCTACAACGACAACCGGGCCAAGCGCTACCATGTGCAGCTCGTCAACACCAACTTCGGAAAAGGGGATTTCTCCTGGACTGGGACATACGACGACGATCATCTGCCGGAGCCGGGGGACACACACAGGGCCGACCTGGATTTTACGAACTACATCAAGCGGCTTTACCGGTGGTGTGACAGGAACGGAGTGCAGCGCCCCAAGTGGGTGGCGGCGACGGAGTACACCACGATCACGGAGGACGGGAAAGTTTGTGGCCGCCATCATCACCACGCGATCATCCAGCACACGGAGGGCTTGACCAGGGATGTGTTGGAAGAACTGTGGAGCGTAAACGGGAAAAGAATAGGCTTGACGCGCGGAGAATACCTGGATGTTGACCATGGCAGCGTGGAAAGTCTTGTGCGATACATCAGCAAGAACAAGCGGTGTGCCCGGAGCTGGAGACAGAGCCGGGGCCTGGAGAAACCAAAGACACCTCCGCCCAATGACAGCAAGTGGAGCCGCCGGAAGCTGGACGAGGCCAGCACCCTGTACATAGACGACACGGAATTTTGGGAGAAGAAGTATCCGGGGTACACCCTGAACCGGGTGGAAACCAAAGTGAGCGACGGGGGTATGCGCCACACAATCGTGATCTTGCGCCGTGCCGAATGCTGGCATGGGCGTGGGAATATCAAACAGACGAGGAGGAGACCTGTATGACAAACAAGGAACGGTTCAAGGAAATTTTCATATCCCAGGTGACGAGGCCAGGGGCGGCAGACCTGCTGGCCTGGCTTGGAACCACGGACTTTTTCGAGGCACCGGCCAGCACACGCTTTCACGGGGCATATCCCGGCGGGCTGGTGGAACACAGCCTGAATGTATATTATGCCCTGCTCGGACAGTATACCATCCGGGAGTACGGCGGGGAGAGTGTCGCCGTCGTGGCACTGCTGCATGATGTCTGCAAAACCGGCTATTACCGCAGGGAGCGGGACGGAAAGTACAGCGTGAAAGACCAGCTGCCGATGGGGCATGGGGAAAAGTCTGTGTATCTGGTGATGAAGTTCATGGACTTGACCGACGAGGAGGCTCTTGCTATCCGCTGGCACATGGGGGCTTATGACGATGCTTTCCGGGGCGGGAGCCGGGCGCTGAACGAAGCACAGGACAAATGTGCCCTTGTGCTGGCCCTGCACCACGCCGATATGCAGGCGACACAGGAAGAAAAACGGCGGGAGGGCATTTTGTGATGGCGTTCCGTCTGGAGCTGTCCGACCTGCCGCCGCGCTACCGGGCGCAGGCGGAAGCGCAGCTCGCCAAGGGAAGAAAAAAGCGGAGCGACCCGCTGGCGGAGGCGGCACGGGCCGCGAAGATCACCGGCAAGGAGTTTGACAGCCTGGGCGAGTATGAATATTACATCGGCACCGTGGCCCCAAAGGTGGCGCGGGGTGAGATCGTGGAGTGGGAGGCCCACCCATGCTTTCCCCTGTTCCCGGCGGGACAATACGGGGCTTTGAAGCTGCGCCCGGTTCGGTATACTGCGGACTTCCGGTTGGTTTATGCAGACGGAACCGTGGAGATCGTGGAGATCAAGAGCAAGTTTGTCCGGCGGATGCAGCGGGATTATGCCCTGCGGCGGCGGGTATTCCTGGAACAGGTGGCCCGCCCGGCTGGATGGAAATTCACGGAGATCATAACAGCGGACAGCAAAGAGGAAATTGACCGCTGGACAGAACTGACCAAGGGGGCAAAGTAACGATGGACGAGAAGCAGAAACCCGTGTGCGGGCTGTGCCAGCGGCACCAAAAGCTGGAGACCGTGGACGGGATGGCATTTTGGATTGAGTGGGACGAAAACGGCAGGCCACGCCTGTGTATGGACAGTACGACCACAGGTGGCGGGCTGAATGTGCTTTGTGTGCAGTTCTGCCCCATCTGCGGGCGGAGATGTGAAAACATTGTGGAAATGGAGGAAAACCATGGGGAAGCATAAAAGAAAGCCGCCTGTTTTCGCTGGGAATGTGGCCCGGCAGGCCCAGGCGCGGTATCTGCGCACCAAGAAGCCGGAAAGCGAGCGGGTACAGGAAAACCGGGAGGCGGCAGGCCATGCGATCTGTTTGTGCTTCATGGTGGCGCTGAATGACCGGTACGGCATTGGAGAGGGCCGCTTGCAGAGAGTGACGGACGCGGCCAATGGGGAGCTGGAGCGCTTTGCAATCAACCAGAGGGCCGTGGGTATGGAGCGGGCAAAGAAACTGCTCAACGAGACGCTGGCGGGCTTGTACGACGGGAATTTTGTGCTGCCTATCACGAAGCCACCCAAAAAAGCAAGAGACTGGGCCATGCTGGGAGAACAGCGGGAAGCGGCGGAGATCGTGGTCAAGTGCTACGCACTGGGCACA